CCCGATGCGGAGCTGTATATCGTTAAATGCCTGAGCAACAGAGGTTCCGGGCGCGTCGACCATATCGCGCACGGCATCGACTACGCTACGACGGTTTGGGGCGTGGACGTGCATTCCCTGAGCCTGGGCGGTCCTGAGGTTGATACTTTCCAGCGTCCCGCGATCCAACGCGCAATCGCTGCGGGTTCGATCGTTGTTTGCGCGGCAGGCAACGCGGGTGGGCCGGGTAACACCGAAGGATATCCAGGTCGATACCCTGAGTCGATCTCAGTCGCGGCATCCACGCAAGACGGCAAACTCGCATCGTTTTCTTCGTGGGGTCCGAACGTGTTCACCACTGACCCAGGCGAAAATGTCACGGGTCTGGTGCCGGGTAATCGTGAGGGTGAGATGAGCGGAACCTCAATGGCGTGCCCCAAGGCCGCAGGCAAGGCAGCGTCTTGGGCAGCGTCGAATGCTGTTCCGAAAAACGCATCCCGCGCCGTCGATTTCCGCAAGGCAGTGATTTCTGCCAGCCCATTCAAGGAACGCAAAAACAGCGTCGGGCACGGCTTGTATACGTTGGACAAAATCACCGGGGACAAGAACACCGCGCCACCGACACCGACACCCGGCAAGCCTGTGTATGTTGTGATCGAACTGAAGGATTTGAGCGCGGAGAAACAAGCCGAATTGAAGGCAGCAGGAGCGACTAAATTCCGAATTGAATTCGGCCACGAGCCGGTTGAACCCGCGCCAAACGTGATGGGCAAAGCGGCACCAACTGCACGCGATTACCCCGCAGCCGTGGCAGCAGTCGAACGAGGTGAATCGATCACGCTGGTAGTTGGCGGCACCCCGGTGTCTGGCGCGTACTACGCTGGAAGCGTCGAGGGCATCGCGTCGGGCACCTACGAGTGCCGCACGGAAACCGGCGTGCCGACTATGCGGCAGCGCATCCAGGCCGCATTCCAGCAGCCGATTTTTCCGCGATTTGCACCGAGCAATTGCGGGCCGGGCGGTTGTCCGCAACCCGTGTTCGCTCCGCGATTCCGCTAACCAACCTGCCCTGGCAATTCGCCTGGGCACCTGTTCCGTTTCGTTCCACATGTGAGGGCTTCAAACATGGTCGGATCATTCGTGAAAGCGTCCCGAATCAAGCTTGCAATCCGCACCGAAAAGCGGCTGCGCGATGCCTGCGACAAGGCCGAGAAAGAGTATGCGGATGCCGCGATCGCGCACAAAACAGCCTGTAATCGTATCCCAGGCGCGGGCAAAACATCGAGTACAGCAGACAGTGACATGGTGATGCACGTTCGCCTTGGGCTGCTCGCAAAAGCGGAAGCGATCCACAAGGAATGGGACCGACTCGCGGACCAACACTTGGTCGCGGAGCAACGGGTGCGTGAGCTGCTTGGCACCGCCCAGCACCTGCGTACCCCGCTGATCGGCATGATCCAAGGTGCGATCGCTTCGTTCGTCGTGATGATCTGCGCGCCTGAATTCCACACGGCTTTGCTGGCTGTTGCTGCGAAATTCAAAGCAGCGCTGGCAAGCTAATCAAGGGGCAACATGGCCGGACCAATGCGTGCGGATGTTGGCAAACTCCGCGACAGGATTCTGTGGCAGTCACCCGTGCGCGACCAGTCGCCCACGGGTCAAACAACCCTGACATGGGTTGATGCTATCACGGGCACCGCAGACCATAAGGTGTGGTGCAACGTCGAGTTCTCGATGGGCCGAGATCAGTTTCGGCACGACAAACAAGAGCCGGACCACACGCACCGCGTGACGATTCGCGGCGGAAACAATGTGCGACACGACTGGCGGGGTATCTGGAATGGGATCACGCTGCATGTGGTCCATGCCTCACCGATCGAGACCGGAATCAACAGCGAGCAAGTGATTCTTTGCCGCGAGATTGCACCGAGCACAGAGTGACATGGGGTTGTCAAAATGAAACTCACTACAACAATTCGAGGCGCGAAAGACCTGACTCTGACGATCTCAGAGCTTGAGGCAAAACACTTTCGCAAGGCCGCGAGAAAGGCCGTCAACGAGGGCACAAAGCTCATCTTGGCAGCCGCGAAAGCGAACGTGAGTATCCGAACTGGCAGCCTGCGAAAGTCGCTGGGCCGCAAGGTCAAGGCGTTCAAAAATGGCACGGGATACTACGGCATTGTTGGCCCGCGAAAAGACAACAAAGCCAAGATTGCGCAATCGGTACGCGACCACGCAGCAGGCAAGCGAAAGACGATTCTGAAATCAAGGTTCCGTAAGACCATCAAATACAAGGGCCGCGAAATCACGGTGAATCCCGTGAAGTACGCGCACCTCGTGGAGTTCGGGCGGCGTGCCGCAGTCGTGCGCAAACGCAAGGTCATGAGTGATGGCGCTGTGGTGTTCGGAACGAAAATTAAGTCGATCCCCCCAAGGCCATTTTTGCGGCCCGCGTGGGACCAAAACAAAGCGGCAGTTGAGGCGATTGTCCGCAAGGAAATGGCTAAAGCAGTGACTGAAGCAGGGCGGAAAAGCGGACGAGGGAAGCGATGAAAGACCCGCGACTCGCTGCCGCACTCATCGCAAAGATCGGCGCACTGTGCCCGCAATTGCTTGACAAAGTGTACCCGTTCGACGCACCACCACCGAGCCTTGGGCCATACGCGACTTATGCGTTCATTGATCGCGTTCCCGTGAAATCTCTGCGTGGTCTGTCAGCGCTGACCATGCGGCGGGTGCAGGTGGACATCTGGGACCAGGACGACGAGCGAGGCTCGAAAAACGCATTCATGCTGCAAGGTCGGCGCGATGTTCCTGGCCTCGATCAGTTTTGCGGAATGCTCGCGTTTCCGGCTGTTGCTGGGTTTTCTGCTGGCGAGTTGGCTGTCGAGTATGTCGAGTGTTCGTCGCCGACGGAGGCAATCGAACCGGCAATTGACGGATCGGAACGCGGGTGGAACCGCTACTCCGCGGATTATTTAATCACCTATATTGAGGGTTAAGACATGCCTGGTTCAATTTCTGCCGGGAATTACCTTGCCGCGAATGCAATCCATTCGTTCGGCTCGCAGCTTTTTGTTGGTGCATTCACGGCACCTTCTCCCGATGTGCTGACCGCTTTCACCAACGTGAAATCGATCAGCTTCAACGGTGAGACTTTCACTCCGGTTGAGGTGTCGCATCTTTTCAGCCCCGACAAGTTCAAGGAATTTATTCCTGGCTTCGGCGACGCTGGCGAGATCGCGGTCACGTTCAACTGGTCGGCAGCGCTGGCCGCTGCAATCCTCGCTTTGATTCCGGTCGGCACCGACATGCCAGCGAACAGCCACGGCCGTCGGCGGCTCGTGATCAGTTCGCCGGCACAAGACACGATTATCTTTCGCGGCTACTTCAACGGTCCCGGATTCATGGCACAACTTGATGCTGCGATCGAGTTGCCGACACTCAATTTCCGCACAAGCGGCAAGCCAGTATTCGCAGCTGCCGCGTAATACTTCCAAGTGACAGCCATATGTCACTTTACACTACATCTATCTTGAGGAATCAGACATGGAAGAGACTCGGCCAATCACCTTCGGCGACCTCGAAGGGTTCGAGGAAATCCCGCCCCCTGTTGGGATCATGTGTACCAGCGCTTCGGTGATGCTCTACATTGCCACGCTCGTGAAAGACAAACGCATCGCATTGCGCGAGTGTGTCGAAGCGGAGAAGGACACGGGCGGCTCGCATCTCCGCAATGTGGTTCTGGAATCCTGTCTGTGCAATGCTGACGGCACACAGGCATTTAACGCCGACTTTTTCGACATCGTGAAGAAGATTTCTCCGGACCAGATTGAGCGAGTGTATCGTGCAGCGTGCAACCTGAACGGCGTGGAGTATCACGCGACCGTTACCAAGAAAAAGTAACAGCCACGAGGCCGCACGCGGCCTCGTTCACATCACACACAACGAGCAAGGATCATTGAAATGGCAGCCCCACAACCCACAGCACGGCCCGCACCGAAGCCTACCACGCTCACGACTGCCGACGCAGTTCCAGCCGAGCCACTGACGGCTGGCGCGATCGTGTCCCCAGACGATTTTTTCGAAGAGTACACTTCCGAAACCCTCAAGCCCGCGATCGTCGAAAACGTGCTCGTGAAAGGGCAGCCGGTTTATGTCGCTCGGCTGACAGCGGCAGGACTCGACACGTTTTATGACGAGGTGAAAGGGGAGGAAATCCCAGGCAACGAGTACCGTGGCGCGATCATGGCTTTTGCGATTGTCCGCGAACATGGCACTCGCATTTTTGAACCTCGACACCGCACGCGTCTCTCGGATATGCCAGCCGGGACGACTTCGGAAATCGTCGCAAAGTTCTTTGAAATCAACGGATTGTCGCGGGGAAAGTAAGCTCGCTGCGTGAGTTCGCGTTCACGCTCGCGCTGCAATTCGGCTACTCCGATCCCGACGTGATGCTTGCAGAAATGCCAGCTTCATTATTCAACGAGTGGCGAGTCTATCACTCGAAATATCCGTTCGGCCCGGAGTGGGAGTGGTATCGCAACGGGATG